CAGAGATCAAACATAGATCTCCCAGGGCCTATTACGGCCCTAGAGGCTAAATTGTGCCTCTAGTCCAGGGATCCCCATTAGAATGGGGGTACCCACCTCGTTTTGATGTAGGCGGTACGAGGACGCCCAGCGCGTTCCAAGTGCTTCTCATCAAACGAAGGTTCTACCCCTCGCTTTAGGAAGTACTTGAGCAGGGCTCCAGAACCCTCGAGAGGATCTCGAGGAGAACGGGATGACACCACATGGGCCTTAACCAAAGGCCTATGAAGGTGCTCGTCTTCTTTCTCAGAAACATAACCAAGAAAGGAGTGACGACCCAACGACGGGGAGGTAGGAAGCGTGTTAGGAAAGTATTTTAATACCCTCCGGCATCTTCCATCTAGCCACTTCGTAACGGACCAGTTTCCAAATTGATACATTTGGTTCCGGAGCGAAACTAGTGACACCACCTCGTCAACTTGCTGCCGATGTAAAGGGAACATACGCCGAACCTTGACAATGGAAAAGTCTTGGCCGGCATAGTACTCTTTCCCACAAGACTCTCGGAACTTACCGTTCCAGAAACTCTTGGGGCGACCGACTCGAGCACCGTAGTGCTCGAGGAGATCGACAACGGTATGCACAAACTCTACGGGGACAATTAAATCGTCTCCGTAGACTCGCACCCTACCGACAAAAGAGATAACTTCTCTTTTGCTGGTAAACTGGTGTCCTAGCTCTTTCTCAATCCCAAGTAGGATAATGGTCAAGAAGACCATAGCCTCAAAGGGAAAGCAAAGAGCAGAACCCATAGACGCGAACTTGGACAAAGATACAATACCTTGTCCAGGCACAGAGGCCCGTTGTGACCGACATGCAAAGACCGCATCTCGTGAGAGATGGTGTCTCGACATTAAAGCCATAACGAGCCGTGAAGACACACGATCGGATGCCTCGCTAAGGTCTAGCGTGGCCAGTTCCCCGGAAAGGGAACCCTCCAAGGCCAGATCCTGGTTAGGGGTCTGATCTTTGGTCCCGATAAAGTCATTCAAGAAACTTGAATGAATTTTCTCGGAAATCACCTCGAGTATCCCCTGCTGTACATACTGTACAGTAGAGGGCTCGATGGCGATAATTCGAGGTGTCTTCAGCGTCTTAGGGACCGAGACTACCCTAGAGGGTAGCTCGGAATCGGGTTCTAGGAATTGGATACCGTCACCCTCATACTCGGATACAAACCGAGCATTGGGATAGAGAAAGTCTCCCACATGGAAGACAGACTCAAGACGGTCGGTCCAGTAACGCGACGAGTACTTACCATTGCTGGTAAGTTTCTCGGCGACGTTTCCAGGGCCGTGTTTGGGTATTATTTCTTGATTCCAGATCTTACGATCTAGATAAGAGAATAAATCACCAAACAACAATTGAGCCATGCGGCCAAATTCAGTAACATCAGAATCAGGCATGCAGGATTCAATGTCTCCAACCTCCTTATCACATTGGACATAGCTCGCCATAGCCTTACGCTCCCTCTCGGGAGTGCAAGGTAGAAGTATCTTGCTATAGATCAAAGTCAATTGTCTAATAGCGTAGATAACTTCAATAGGCGGGTCGTCTAATAGGACACCAGATACAGGATCAAAAACCTGTTCCGTGAAACCTCTCAAAAATGAGGGGAGACACGATCCAGTCTTCCGAAATGGAAGAAAGGATTCGGGAACAATAAACCCTTGGTCAAGACAATACTGAAAGTCTTTTCCAAAGGTTGGAAGGGTAATCGTTAGAAACGATATACCCTCGTTTTTGATCCGCTCAGAGACGGTATTAATGTCTCTGGTGGTGCTTGTGCTACATCTACTAGCTAGTTCAACAGCTAGCTCATTCCAGAGTGCTATCAGGCTCTTCATAACACCTCCTGATTGGGGGTTGTTATCCTGAGCCTACCGCACTGAAGGGAGAACATCCAACCTGGATTCCAACCCAGGCTGACCGCTAAAAGTGGTCGAGGATGTTCAGGCCTATGAAAAGACCACCGAGTCCCAAGAAGCAAATGAGGACGATAAACGCCATCACTGCAAATTGGTGCCCGGATGATGCGTGGTTATAATCATAATCACCGCGCATTCACTACCTCCTTTCCAGGTATTCCAAGAATAGTTCCAAAAGAACTATAAAATTGGAATATCCATTCCGAAACCTTATTAGGAAAAACTCTAATAAGGTCATCCAAGGTTTGGGGTTTAACTCTCCCCACCAAGGAGCTTTTCGGTAACGGTGTACGTTGAAGCTGAGATCAGGCCAACAAGGCCTTCAACCAGTTTCTTCGACTCCGTCACGGAGTAACCAGTTGAGGGCCTGTCAATGACGAGATAAACACTCATCGAGACAGGTTCTTTCCTGGCTTCTTCGAATGGATTGGTAGCGATCTTTTCAACGTCGATACGCACCAGATGTCGACGGCGAGAACTATTTGACGTTGTAGTTGACAACGTCAGCTTGTTCAAGCCGTCAGAAGTCTCGTAAACGGACTTGAAGTCCCCCGATGAAACACGGGGAGCTGTCACTTCCGTTCCGGCGACTTCTTTGAATTTCTGGGGATCGGTCAGTGCCATTAGGCACACTCCTTTTGGAATGGTGACTTGGTCACCGGTTTAACATGATGTTATTGCAACATCATGCGTAGTATTAACAACTACTACAACAACCGGGTAATACCGAGTGCTGCAGTTATGGCGAGTTGAGTGGGTGACAAACCCTCCCAACCAACACCAAACCCGAAGGGGTTAGCGGGGCAGCGGCTTTTCCGGACAGTTTCTTGTCCGATATCGCAGCTGCCCATCCAATTGAAGCCGGTTTTCTTAGGACTCTTAGACAAAAGAGTCTTAATTTTACCGTCCTCATAGTGGGTGTAATAGGTAGATGACGTTTCTTCCATCATATACCCATACCGCATCACAAGACCGGCGAGCGTGAAATTAGTGATGTTATGAATAACATCACCAGCGTTCGTAAACCAATCGACGGCCCAACTCCAAGGTGTGAGATTCCAGAGAACATCTGGCGAAAGCTCTAGTCCAAAGACTGCATCGGCCTCTGAGCCGAAACCTATGTGGCGGCCAAAGTTGTCAGCTTTAGCTGGACCACCATAGGTAAAGCAGCCCTCGAACCAGCGCTTACGTACGTTTTTACACGTAATTCTTGCACCTCGGGCTTCTGTTAACGCGCCAGACGCCAAGAATGTACTATTCTGAGGCGTAAAGGCGGGTTTTTCCGTAGGTAATTCAACGGAATAGAAGCTAATCTCAGGAGAAAAATCAAAACGCCGATGTACATCTCTACCTTCATTGTGACGATAATTCTGCATTATGTCACGATGATATCGGGCAGCGTTCACAACGGAATGGACTTCATCCCGTAGTGGTGCCCACCCGAATTGGTAATTGAGGTACTCCGATCCTACATTACGTAGGCGTTCGGTCCGGTGCTTCCAAGACTGGATTCCAGGAAGAGAGGGAACTCCCTCCCTGAAAGATTCAGCCAAGGCTGTACCGAGATTGGCGGTTGGATTAGTAGGCGCAACCAAAGACAGCTGTGGCACCGTCAGCATTCATGGATGATTCATTCATGTCGCTAACAGTACCATTGTAATGTTCTTTGACAGAAGTGGTGTGGAGCTGAGGCCCCCAGATGGGTCCGCTATAAAGTCTTTCTAGCGAATTCCCTCCGATGGCATTGGTCCACTTACCGGGCTTAAGAAAAGTCCCAGTATGGGTCACATGAAATGGACCCCCACTTTCCCGTTTTCCGGTTCTCCGGTTGACGGGATGCCCTTCTGACCTCCATAATTTGGAGGTCGTCTGCCGCTTAATACCAGTACTCCCCGGAGTCAAAATTGCACCAGTTAAATAGTGCAAAACCGGGGGAATATCAAACGTTTGTTTGGATTCCTTTGAGCGTGGTACAGTAGCAGACACCTGAGTAGTTCCCTTCTTGGAAAGTGGGATTATCCCACAGTGGGTATGCACAGCAGGCCTATCCTTTCCTCCTAGTCCCCCTCGAGCCACGACTAGTGGATTGAGGAGCTAGGCGCGTGCTCTTTCG